AGTATCTTTTTTAGAAGAAAAAACAAAACAGCCAATCGTTGAATACATTGAAGGACCAGCAGGCGCACAAGGCTTGCGAGGTCCTATTGGTGCTACAGGCGCACAAGGAGAACGTGGACCACAAGGAGAACGTGGTGAAGTTGGTCCACAAGGTGAAAAAGGAGAAGTTGGTCCACAGGGTAATATGGGACTTGAAGGTCCACGTGGATTGAAAGGTGACAAGGGCGATAAAGGTGACAAGGGCGATGTTGGACCACAAGGCGAGCAAGGCATACAAGGTATTGCTGGTGAACGTGGATTAAAAGGTGATAAAGGCGAGCGAGGCGCAGATGGAAAAAATGGTCTGGACGGAAGAGATGGACAAGAAGGCTCAATGGGTCCAGTCGGACCTGCCGGTGAAAGAGGGATTCAAGGTGAGCAAGGACCTAAAGGCGACAAAGGCGACAGAGGACAAAACGGAAGAGATGGACAACAAGGACCAGCAGGACCACAAGGTGAAATTGGACCGCAAGGTATTCAAGGTATTCCAGGTAAGGATGGTAAAGACGCAGACTTAAAAGCTATTGAACAATCTGTCAATCAGTTTAAAGAAGTTTTACAAAAAGATGTAACTCAGTACAAAGCAAAAGTAAATACGATTCTATCGGATCGTGGAGGCGGTAGTAGTGGTGGCGGTGAAGTTAATCTACGCTACTTAGATGACGTTGATACTACTGGTCTTGCTGATGGATTTGTTTTATCATTTAATGAGTCCACACAGAAATTTGAATTCGTAGAACAATCGGGTGGCGGTGGTGGTACAGTAGATACTGTTGCTAGAACTAGAGCGAGTAATGCATGGAATACCGCAAACACAGCATACACGCAAGCTAATAATGCAACATCACTAGCGCAAGCGGCTTATAATCAAGCTAACACAGGTGGTGGAGGTGCATCAGAAGCATTAAATCTTACATTTACGAATGATAATGCAGTTGCGTATAAGATGGTTGCATTAAATGCAAATGGAGAAACTGTTCTTGCTTCATCTTTACAACTCACACAAGTTGATAAAATTCTTGGGATACTAAACAATTCCGGTCAAACAATAACTTTTGGATCGGTAACAAATCCATCATGGACTTGGACACCAGATCAGTCATTATATTTGGGTGAAAATGGTAATATAGTAACTACATCAACTGTAGACGGCGCATCATTTTCATTAAAAATTGGATATGCTATCACACCAACAAAAGCATTTATAAAAATCGGCACTCCGGTTGTTTTATAAATAGGTAAATCATAAAATTTAATAGGGGAAACACATGGCAAACGCACTTTATTCTAAAGCAAAAGAAGCATTTTTAAATGGTTCAATAAACATGGTAGCAAATACTGTTACCATTGCACTTGTTGATACCGGTGCATACACATATAGTTCATCACATCAATATAGAAATGAGATTGCAAATAGTGCAGTTATTTCTACTGCGACTTTGGCAAATAAAACTATTACAAATGGCGTCTTTGATGCTGATGATGCAACATTTAGTTCCGTTACTGGCGCAAATTGCGAAGCACTCATTATCTATGCAGATACTGGAGTTCAATCTACTTCAAGATTAATTGCATATATTGATAGTGCAACTGGTCTTCCAATTTTACCTAACGGTGGTGATATTACAGTAGCATTCTCAAGCGGTGCAAGTAGAATTTTTGCACTATAATAATTTAATTTAAAAAATTAAATTATGGCTCAAGTAATTAAACTTGATGGCATTTTATCGAATGTAGAAAATGCTCAAATTCAGACATACTCTTCAACGAGTATTACTGAGTTAAGTGACGTATACGGAAACCAAATTCAATCAACGTTATCGTTTGGTGCGTTGGTAATTGATTATTCTACAGTACAACCAACATCAATAAATTCTACATTAGCGTTTGGATTACCAAAATTAAACACAATAGTTTATGCACAATCCGTAGAATCTACTGTATCATTTGGTAGTGACGCACTAAAATTATTTGTAGCCCCTATTGCAATAGAACCTACCATAACATTTGGTAGTGTTCAATTGAATACTACACTATATTCAAATACTATTAGTTCGACACTATCAATAGGTCAAACACAATTAAATCGGATTTTATATGCACAATCTGTAGAATCTACTGTAGCATTTGGTGATGGAGACAAATTTACTCTTTATATTATAGATCAGCCAATATCATCAACTTTGTCGTTTGGTTTATCACAATTAAATTCTGTAGTATATGCGAATTCGGTTTCATCGGGATTGTCGATAGGTACATCTAAAGTTACACCGGCAGTATCTCCACAATCTATTGATTCTGGTTTAGCTTTTGGTGCATTACAATTAAATCAAAAATTATATTCTGGAACTATAACTTCTGGAATTCAAATACCTTCTCCGAATTTATTAAAAGTTATTGGCCCATTAAGTATTGCGACAACTGCAAATTTTGGTACTGCAACATTTATTGACAACATTCATAGAATGCTTGTCTTTAAGAACGACAATATTTCTAAAATCGGAGATAATGATGCTGGTGTTGTAGCTGGAGGAATAAGAATTAACCCCTCAACTGCTGTTGCGGAAAACGCTCTTGCTGGTGATTTTACACTACCAAATAAAGCGGCCGGATTCGTATCAGTGAATATTGCAGGTAAAGATTACCTTATGCCGTTTTTCAATGCTTAAAAAAGCGGTAATTATAAATAATAAAGAAACCTAATAGGAGTATACTATGGAAAATATTCAGTCCGCAATTAAGAATGCATTTGATGCTAAACCATCAGAATTTAAGAGTGACATTTTAGATGCATTAAATGATAAAATTCAAAATCATTTAACAGCAAGAAAACTAGAATTGGCGGGTTCTATTTTTAAAGATGAAGAAGAACAACAACAATCAAACGATTTAGAAACAGAGTTTCAATCAAGTTCAGAAGGAAATGTAGATGAAGACCTTTAAATCTTTCATTCAATTGGATGAAGTCGAAAGAGCGAAATATAAAACCGATAGCGCCAATAAAATGGCCGCTGTCTCATATCTTGCACAGACTAAAGATCCTGGTGATTTAGAACACGTTGGTCCAGAAGAAATGGGTCCAAAAGGTATTAAGACTGCACAAGGTAAACGTAAAGCAGATCAACTTAATAATAAACAACCTTTTGGTGAAGGTGAAAGTCATCAGTCTAAGACTACAATGAAGCATGTTAGCAATCCAAATGCCGCTGAAAAGAAAGCCGCAAAAGATATTAAACCTGGCATCAAAGGTGTTCGTGATAGATTAGCAATGCTTAAAGCCGCAAAAGATCGTGGTGCTTTGAAAGAAGAAGATGTTAATTTACTTTCTAATCTTTACGATCAGCTAGATGAAAACAATCAAGAAATCTTTTTGGATCAGTTAGAAGAAAATGTTGAAGCACTTTTAACATTTGCAAAAACTATAGCGGAAGAATAAAATGGCAGATACAGTAACATCACAAACGCTAAAAGATAGCGCAACACAATGGGCAGTTAAATTAACTAATGTGTCTGATGGCACAGGCGAATCAAACGTTGTTAAAGTTTCTGCAAATTCTTTAATTGCATCGACTGGTGATGGAACTTCACAAAGACTTAGCATCAATAAAATTGCATGGTCTGTTGCATCTGGTGCAAGCGCAACAATTTCTCCAAGAGTTACATTGCTTTGGAGAGCAACATCTAATACTACAATCGTTACATTAACAGGTTCCGGTTTTTGGGATTTAACAACTGCTGGTAACTGTCCACTCACAAACAATGCTGGCGCAGGTGTGAATGGTGACATTCTATTGTCTACTGCTGGATTCACAGCAAATGCCGCATATACAGTTATCATAGAAGGCAAGAAAACTGCTGGTTATGCAAGTAGAGAAACTACTGACGATGGCGTAACTGGTAGCTAATATGCTAAAGTTTAAAGATTTTATATCTATGTCTAATGAACAATTAGACGAAGCAAGACTTATCAAAGTTGATAGAATTCGCAACGGTGTTGTTCAACGTAGAAAAATTGTTTCTGCGACACCAGGATATAAAATCGTTGGCGGCAAATTAGTTAGAATGACTTCACAAGAAAAAATGCATCGTAAATTAGCACAGCGTAAAGCGGCTAGAAAACGTGCTCCAAAGATTGCTATGATTTTAAGAAAAAGAAAAAAATCAAATCTAAAAAGATTTACTACTGGAATTGAACATCGCCCAACTCCAGTAACGACACAACATCACGCATGAGGACAAAATGAAATTAATCACAGAAATTAACGAACAAGTAAATATTATTTCCGAAGCTAATGAAGCTGGCGGAAAAAGTTTTTACATTGAAGGCGTGTTCATGCAAGCAGAACAGCAAAATAGAAATGGTAGAATGTATCCATTAGAAGTCTTACAAAAAGAGACGGATAGATATGTCACAGAACACGTAATGAAGAATCGTGCTTATGGTGAATTAGGACATCCAGATGGTCCTACAATTAACTTGGAGCGTGTATCACATATCACTAAGAGTTTGCGCCAAGAAGGAAATAACTTTATTGGTAAAGCAAAGATTATGGACACACCATATGGTAATATCGTAAAGAATTTAATGGCCGAAGGTGCAACATTAGGCGTTTCGACAAGAGGCATGGGCAGTCTTGTTGAAGGAAAAAATGGAGTCAAAGTTGTTGGTCCAGATTTTTATTTAGCGACATGTGCCGATATTGTAGCAGATCCTTCAGCGCCAGATGCATACGTTCGTGGAATTATGGAAAGTAAAGAATGGGTTTGGGACAACGGAGTCATTAGAGAGATTGACGTTGCAAGACAAAAACAAGTTATTCAAACTTCTTCTAAGAAAGATTTAGAAGAAAATATGATAAAAGTGTTTAAAGATTTTCTGTCCAAGCTGTAATTTTTTATAAATACATATACACAATTTTAAATATCATACAAAGGAGACTGCTATGACAGAACAAGTAAAAGACGAAGGCATTATCGAAGAAAAGAAGTTAGATGTTGATACAGACATTAACGCTATTTTCTCCGGTGAAAGTCTTTCAGAAGAATTCAAAACAAATGCAAAAACTATCTTTGAAGCGGCTATTCATGCTAAAGTAGAAGAAGCTAAAACTGCATTAGAAGAAGAATACGCAACAAAACTTGAAACAGAAGTTGCTTCTATCAATGAAAATTTAGTAACTAAAGTTGATGAGTACTTAGAGTACGTAGTTACTGAGTGGATGGAAGAAAACAAACTTGCAATCGAAAAAGGCATCAAAGCCGAATTGGTTGAAGATTTCATGGTTGGTTTGAAGAATTTATTCACAGAACACTATGTTGACATTCCAGAAGAAAAAGTCAACGTTGTTGAGCAATTTGCAGAACAAGTTGAAACACTTGAATCAGAATTGGATAAAGCAGTTACTGAAGTTGCAAGTTTAAATGCACAACTTAATGGTTACAAAAAAGAAAGACTTGTTAGCGAAATTTCTGAAGGTCTTAGCGAAGTTCAATCTGCAAAATTAAAATCTTTGGCAGAAGGCATTGAATTCGTTTCTGAAGAAGACTACAAACAAAAATTGTCGTTAACTAAAAAGAAATATTTTGAAGAATCTACACAAGATACAGTTAAAAAAGCGGCACCATTAGATGAAGACACTTCAACTCTTGAAGAATCTTTTTCTCCAGTAATGAGCCACTATGTACAGAATATTTCTAGAACACTCAAGAAATAAGTTTTTATAAATAAATTAAACAATACTCAAAGGAGAAAAACATGAGCGTAGAAAATCTTATTAAAAAATGGGCACCAGTTCTTGACCATTCCGACTTACCAGGAATTCAAGGCAGCCACAAGCGTTCCGTAACGGCACAACTTCTTGAGAACCAAGAAATTGCTTGCCGCCAAGACGCACAAGGTTCTGGTGGTTATCGCAACCAAACATCGTTACTTTCTGAAGCCGCACCTGCTAACAACATGGGCGCATCTTCATCTACAGCATCTGATGGCGCAATCGACATTTATGATCCAGTTTTAATCAGCTTGGTTCGCCGTGCCGCACCTAACTTGATCGCTTATGACATTTGCGGTGTTCAGCCAATGACAGGTCCAACAGGCTTGATCTTTGCAATGCGTAGCCGTTACAAAACACAAGGTGGTACAGAAGCCTTGTTCGATGAAGCTAACACAGCATTCCCTAACACAGCACAATCTCAAACAGGTTCTTCTCCTGCTGATTTGTCTGGTGGTACAGAGTACACACGTGGTACTGGTTTGACTACAGCACAAGCTGAAGCATTGGGTGATGGCGTTGGTCAAGGTTTCCAAGAGATGGCATTCTCCATCGAAAAGATTGCTGTTACTGCACGTAGCCGTGCTTTGAAAGCAGAATACACAATGGAACTTGCACAAGACTTGAAAGCAGTTCATGGTTTGGACGCTGAACAAGAATTGGCTAACATTCTTTCTACAGAAATCTTAGCTGAAATTAACCGTGAAGTTGTTCGTACAATTAACTTGTCTGCTACAGTTGGCGCACAAGAGAACGTTACAACTGCTGGTACTTTCAACCTTGACGTTGACTCTAACGGCCGTTGGTCTGTTGAGAAGTTCAAAGGTTTGATGTTCCAATTGGAGCGTGAAGCTAATGCGATTGCTAAAGCAACTCGCCGTGGTAAAGGTAACGTGTTGCTATGCTCTTCTGACGTAGCATCTGCATTGCAAATGGCTGGCGTATTAGATTACACTCCAGCACTTGCAGGCAACAACTTGAACGTTGACGATACAGGTAACACATTCGTTGGTATCTTGAATGGTCGTTTCAAAGTTTACATCGATCCATACTTTGCCGCAACATCTGGTACACACTATGCAACAGTTGGTTACAAAGGTACTTCCGCTTTTGACGCTGGCTTGTTCTACTGCCCATATGTTCCATTGCAAATGGTTCGTGCAGTTGGTCAAGACACATTCCAACCAAAGATCGGCTTCAAGACACGTTACGGTATGGTCGCAAACCCATTCGCAACATCTGCCGCTGACGGTACAATCTCGTTCTCTAACAAGAACATTTACTACCGCAGAATCGCAATTACTAACTTGATGTAATTGATTAAACCGAGAATACATCGGTGTTTAAAAGAGGACCTTAGGGTCCTCTTTTTTTTGTCTGCATAAATAGAAGACAAGAGGAGATAATATGTCAACGTTACCTATAGAACCATTTAATAAAAGTTTTCTTTCTAATAACAAATTTGATTTTGTTCTTAAAAGAATTCCTAACTTTACATTTCTAGTTCAGAGTGTTAATTTGCCTGGACTTACACTTGCGTCTACGTCAATCAATACACCATTCTCTGCCGTTAGTGTTCCAGGAAATCAAATTACATTTGGAACATTATCATTAACATTCATGGTGGATGAAGACATGCAATCGTGGTATGAATTATACAATTGGATTGTTCAGTTGGGTAATCCTAAAGGGTATAATAAAATAGGTACTTTGACTGGACCAGAAGGATCAACATCAAACCCATTATCAGATGCAACATTATTCGTAAAAACAAATTCAAATAATCCAAATTTCCAATTTAATTTTATTGATGTGTATCCTACCGAATTGGGAGAAATGAATTTCACATCTTCAGATGGTGGACAAGAATTTATCACAGCCTCAGCAACATTCAATTATGGATACTACGAAGCGGTAAGAGTTTGACATTTGCCCACAAATATGTTATTATGATGACTAGCAATATTGACTTGAAGGATTATTATGACTTTAGACCAAATGATGGAAGAGTGGAGATTAGATGCTACAGTTGACTCTACAGAGTTAGGTATCGCATCTTTGAAGATACCAGAACTACACAGTAAATATCTCAAAATTTATTTTGATGAAAGACGCAAACTCAAAGCACTTGAGTTTCAAAGCAAAGATTTATCTTTGAAGAAGTATGAGTATTACAATGGAAAACTTTCACAAGAAGAACTTGACGAACTCAATTGGGAGCCTTTCGTTAAACGATTGATGAAGAATGAAGTTGATATGTACCTTGACTCTGATAAAGATATTATACAGAACAATGTTCGCATAATCAATCAAAAAGAAAAGTTAGCGTTTTTGGAAGAAGTACTTAAGAACGTCAACCAACGCAACTTTCAGATTAAGAATGCTATAGAATGGAAGAAGTTTACGCAAGGTGTACAATAAACTCTATATCTCAAAAGTAGATGAAGTCTACGCACATGTAAAGTGTGAAAACTCCGATGCAATGGAGTTGAATGAATACTTCACGTTCTACGTTCCCGGCTACAAATTCATGCCCGCATTTAGAAACAAAGTGTGGGATGGAAAGATACGCCTATTCAATTCTCAAAACAGACAAATCTATTATGGTTTGATTCCATACTTAGAAAAATTT